CCCAGACACAATATTTGAAGTATTTTCTTCTCACGCTGTCTTAGACCCATTCGGTAAAGTTTCTTATTTTGAAGCAGTCTTGCAAAGGGTACCAGTACAGTCAAATGATAAAACTGACCATAGACAATAGCAACTTTATAAATAAAATTAAAAGCTACACAAATGCTGTAGAAGAGTTAACAAAGCCTTCTGTGGTTGATGAGGTAGCAAAAGCTGCATTTGCAATTACTGGAGAAAAGTTTGTTTTAGATTTAGATCGCTATGCAGCACAAAACCCAAAGAAAATGCATCACGTGTATGAGTGGGGAAATGTAGGAAATCCAAAAGCAAGATTATTTGTTGTAGAAAGATTAGCAATATTAAATGGTAGCTTAACTGTTAGCTATTCTTTTCTGCCATCTAGAACTCCAGTTCCAGTTCCTCCAGAAATGTTAGCTCCAGGCAGAACAGGAAAATCTGTTCAAGCAAAAAATATTTTTAGAGACAAGGCAAGAGTAATGGAAGAAGGTGCTCCAATTACATTTTCCTCACAAAGAGTACTCGCATTTTTGGGTTCGAATGGACCTACATTTGTCGCACCTGGCACAATCATAAACATACTAAACCCAGGCGGGGTGGAATCAAAGAATGCTTTTGCTGACTACATGGTAGAATGGTATAGCATGAATCCTAATAAGATTATGCAGTCATCTGGTTTTTATGAAGCTTTAATCAAAGATGCTTCAAAAGCAATTAATGATGGTCAAGGCGTTGCAGGTGTTATAAAAGCTGCTAAAGCTTTAGCCGATAAAGTTGGCGGTACAATTAAGGAGATAGCATAATGGCAGATTATACAAAAGTAGCATCGTATGATGTAAGAAAAGTGATATGGCAAGAACTTCAAGATGCTGGTCTTTTTAATGAAAATGATTATGTAGCGGATGGCTTTGCTATGCCCCTGATTCCAATTATCCCATCTCAACAAGTTCCAGAATTTAATAACCTACTGCCTGGGAAGACTTATATAGTTTATGATATTATGCAAAAGAATTATGGCGTACAATGGTGGATGTCTCAAGAAAGCATGACAATCGAAATTACTTCAACATCTCCCGAAGAGATACAGACTGTAAGCAACTTAATGGTAGACGTATTTAGAAGGTATGATAAGTCAGCTTCTGAGGTTAATTTAAAGCTAGACCCAGAAAGCCCCTACAACTTCCACTTTTTCAAGCTAGTCAGCAATGACCCAGTTCAGTCGTTTCAGACAGAAGGCGGGATGATGACAGGTGTAATGACCATAGATTATGTCTATAGTCGAGACCTAGATCCAGTAACTGGAAGATACCTGTAAAACTTTGTTTTATTAAGCTTTAATGCTATGCTTTATCTGAGGAAATGTGAATTACATGCTTTTTTATTTTAAAATAAATAAGGTGGTGAAATAAATAAATGGCTACAAATACTAGAAACGTAATCGTTGGTGCAGCAGATCTTTTCGTAAGCACAGGAACTGGCTCAAGCCGTCCAGCAACAACAGATGCAGCTCTATCAACATTGTTCGGTGGCTCTTCAAAGGCTTCCGCACGTACAGGTTTGATTAACTCAGCTAATTATCGTGAAGTAGGTTACACATCTACAGGTCTTGAAGTTTCATACGAGCCAGTATATGGTGAAGTTATGGTTGATCAGCTTCTTGATGCAGCACGTCTTTTCAAGCAGACTCTTAAGGTTATCCTTAAGTCAGAGCTTGCAGAAGCAACTCTCGAGAATCTTCAGCTTTCATGGGGTCAAATGGATACCTATTATGCAAATACAGGTTCTGCAATTGCTCCAGTAACAAATCTTAATGAATCAACTCCAGTATCAGGCGAAACTGGTGCGACACTTAATCTCGCAGCAGGTGCTCTTGGTGATGCCCCAGTAGAGCGTGTACTCATTGCCGTAGGTAATGCTCCACGTACAATTGGTGCAGCTACAGGTGGTTCAACTTCTGATCTCCGTAACAAGGAGCGTGTTTATGTTGCACGTCGTGTAGTATCTATTGATACAACAATGCATGCACTTAAGCGTGATGCAGCAACCGTGTTCCCAGTGAACTTCCGTTGCTTGCCAGACGATACAGATCCATCATACGCAGGCCGTGAATACGGTGTCGTTATTGACCGTGTATGGGGAACTATCTAATCTTTGATTAGACTATAACTTAATATAGAATTTCAAGCCCTCCGAGAAATCGGGGGGTCTTGAATTTGTATTCATGCATAATATTGGTATAATTTAACTAACACAAAGGAGCTATAAATTGGCAACAGCAGTATATGATATTGTAGACATTGAACTCAGTGACGGATCACAGATCACATTGAAGCCTCTGCCTATTAAGCAGATTAGAAAATTTATGGAAGTTATTCAGACAATGGATGATCCAGCTAATGCAGATGAAAATGCAGCTATGGATATATTTATTAAGGCAGCAATGATTTGCCTCGAAACATCAGCCAGACCAGAACTCGGAACTGATAGAGATCAGTTTGAGAATGTAATTGAAATTCCTACAATGATGAAGATTCTTGAAATTTGTGGGGGTCTAAAATTAACTGACCCAAACCTCCTGGGAGCGGCACTAGTTGGGACGAACTAGACCTACGCTCCTTAGAGTCTGAAGTTTTCTTGCTGGGTCATTGGAAAAATTTCGATGAACTAGAAAGTAATATTTCTTTGGAGGAGTTGATGGCTTTGCTAGATGCTTCAAGAAAGAAAGCAGCTGAAGACAGAAAGTTCCTTGCAGCAATTCAGGGAATTGAGTTGGATGAAGTTGAGGAAGAACCTGTAGATGTTGCAGATCTTCGAAACAGCTTCCAGGCCAAACAAGAAGGATTCGGTGAAGGCGAAGGTCTTGGCTTTATGACTTTAGGGGGTGAGGATTAATGGCTAATGTTGAATTAAACATAGTAGCATTAGGAGATTTTTCATCTGTTAATGCAGGAATTAAATCACTTCAAGAGCAAGTAGCTCTCCTTCAAAAAAATCTTTCAGGTGTTGGATTAAATGCAACACTAACAAAAGACCTAGCAGGCATGCAAGCTCAGTTCAAGCAGACTATGCTTTCAGCTGGGCAGTTTACACAATCAACAGTTGCAATGACATCCGAAACAGAACGTTTTGGAACAGCTCTTGCAGCAGGTAAACTAAAGCTTACAGATTATTATAATATTATTCGTCAAAAAACTTCTGAGGCTGTAACTCAAGTTAAAGCATTAGCTATTGAACAAACTAAACTTCAAAACTCAATTGTCATGAACGATCCTTCCAAGCAAGGAATTTTATCTGTATATACACCCACACAAATTGACAAAGTTTCTAATGCTACAAGGATAGCTGCAAATGAAGCAAACCTTTATGCAATTGCAGTTCAAAAGGGATCTCAAGCCCTTACAAACTGGGGTAAGAATACACAGTGGGCGGGTCGTCAGTTAACTGTCGGTATGTCTGTACCATTAATGATATTTGGACAGCAAGCAACATCAGCATTTACATCTGTAAATACAGAGCTTACTAGATTACAAAGACTTTATGGTGAAGGACTTAAGCCACCAAGCCAAGCTGAACTTGATCAAATTTCAGGTCAGGTTTTACAGCTAGGAAAGCAAATTGCCAATACAATGGGTATTGCACAAACTGAAACTGTTAAGACTGCTGCTAACTTTGCAGCAATGGGTAAGCAAGGCCAAGATCTTCTTAATATTACAATGCAGGCGGAAAGACTTTCAAAGCTTGGCGGTATTGACACAAATCAATCAACCAATGCTATTGTTGCTCTTCAAAACGTATATAGAGTTAGCACAACAAACTTAGCAGACGCAGTTAACTTCCTATCTGATATGCAAAAGCAAACAACAATGTCTCTTTCCGATATGACGGATGCGATCCCTCGTGTTGGACCAATTATGCAGCAGTTGGGTGGAAGCTATAAGGATACAGCTGTTATGCTTCTTGCTATGAAAGAAGCTGGTGTACCAGCTGCACAAGCTGCTAACGCACTTAAATCTGCATTTGCATCTATCATCGCACCTACATCTGCAGCAACACAAGAATTTTCTAAATTTGGAATTAATTTATCTGCAGTTAAAAATGCAGGAACTCCAGTACAAATGATTGAAAAACTACAAGAAGGTCTTAAAGGATTAACACCACTTGTCAGAGAACAATTAATTGAAAAGCTTTTTGGTAAGTTTCAGTTTGCTCGTGTGTCAGCACTTCTTGACAACTTTGGTAGAATTGGATCTCAAACCCAAAATGCATTGAAGGTTGCAGGAGCAACATCTAGTCAGTTAGCAGACCTTGCAAACCAAGAAATGAAGCAAGCAACATCTTCTCCAACTGCTAAATATCAGAGAGCACTTGAAACATTTAAAGCCGATCTTGTTCCAGTAGGACAAAAGATTCTTGAATTTGCAACCAAACTCATGAACTTTGGTAATGCTGTTGCCAATGTATTTGGTAAGCTCCCAGGCCCAGTTAAAACAGTTATGGGTGCAATAGCAATTGGTGTAGTTCTGGCTGGACCAATCATCATGTTAACTGGTTTGATGGCCAACTTTATAGGATTCCTTGTTAAGGGTATATTTAACATTAAGCAACTTGCAACAGGTGGCAAGACTTTAGGTCAACTATTAACTCCAGAACTTGTTGCTGCTCAAAATGCTTCAAGAATGTTTAATGATGATATGTTAAACAATGTAAGCTCTGTTGATTTGCTTGCAGGTGCAATTGATAAGCTTACAATTAGTATTAATGGAATGGTGAAAGCTCTTGACGTTGGAACGGGAGTAGATGGCCTAGTACAAACAATTGGTGCAGTTGCAACAACAGAAGCATCTGTATATACACAGATGCACCTACCTGGATTTAATAGCGGAACAACAAGCGTTCCAGGAAGTGGCAATGAAGATAATTATCCAGCATTGTTAACTCCAGGTGAGGCAGTAATCCCTGCTGATAAGGCAAGAATGTATGGTCCGTTTATTTCAGCAATGATTGATGGTACATTGCCTAGACATAGAAGTGGAACAAAGGGCTACGCAACAACGCTTTCAGAAGATCACCCACTTGCTGGAGTTGTTTCAGCTCTTGATGCAAAAGAACAAGCTAAAGCAATTCAACTTATTAATGCTGAAGAATCAAAGCTTTTGTCAACTACTGCAAAGATTGGAGATTCTTTAAAGCCAGCAGCACTTGTTGAAATGAGAAAGAATCTTAAAGGTGCAATCGAAGACGTACAATCGTCTGGCAAGAAACTTACTTCTGGAAGCCTTGGCACAGCATATAGATCTCGTTCTACAGCTTTAGAAGATATTTCTGACCCAACATTACGATCATACTTTGCGGGCAAGGGAGTTACGGAAGTCCCAGCAGTAGGATTTAGAGCGGGAATGAATGCTAATTCATCATCACAAATGCAGTTCGGTCACGTAGGCTCTGGTGTACAAATGTCTGCATCTGATATGTTGATGCAGGTTAAAAGCGGTGCTATTGAATTAAAGGGTAAGGCATTAACTGATTTAGAAGAACTTGTTAGAAAGTCTCCAGATTCTCGTGTAGGAATAAAGAGTGGCCTAGGCTACGATATGGCTGGTAAGTATAACAATGTCATGCATCCAGGAAAAGGCGGAGCAAACCTCGGTGAGTTTGTAGATGATTATAAAGCTGGCGGTGCGGGTAAGTGGGATCAATCATTAGTTCATGCTGGAGTTAATCCTAATGATCCAACTGTACTAGAAGCTAAAAAAGCATATGATGATGCAATGGTCCAAGAACTTGAAAACCTTAAAGAAAAGGTTGGACCTAATTTTGGCATTATGGATTCAGATATTACTCAAATTGAGGCATCTGTAAGAGAAAAAATTCGTGGTATATATCCAGCATTTGCAAGCATAGTTGATAAAGCAGAAAAGACTATTACTGAAATTCGTGTAGATGGCGGTAATAGATTAGGCGGTTCAAGCCCTTATTCAGGCAGAGTTGCAGGCGGTTGGGGAGCATCAGACATGCTCAATGCAGAAGCTATGGCACTGTCTGGTAAAAATGCTGTTGATGAAATTCTTGTATCAGCCAAAAAAGAAGGAAGAATTAATAGTCCTTCAGAATTATTTAGTGAAGAAGTCGGTGTTCCAATTGGCCAGGGAATTCAAAAAGGTTTCCAAGAAACACTTCCTGGCATGGAAAACATGCTTTCTACTTCTATGCAAGACATTGCAAACACACTACTTGCTGAAGATAAGCAGTTTAATCTTATAGGTGCAACTATTCCAGAAGCACTCGGAAAAGGAATTGTTGAAACAACCCCAGAAGCACTTGCTATTGCAAAAGACTTTGCTATGCAGACTGGAAATGCAATCAATACAACACTCGAAGAAGAGGCTGTTAAAACTAGAGGCATTGTAGGTAGAATTGCTTCAAGCAAGATGGGCCTTGCTAGCGGTATGATGGGTGTTGGTATGGTTGGTGGCATGATCGGTGGCAGTGCAGGTTCGGCTTTAGGCACTGCAGGTTCACTTGCAGGTATGGCTGGAATGATGGCTCCAAAAGAATACGCTGCAGAAGTTATGGCGGGAGTATTTGCAGTCTCTCTACTCTACTCAGGTGTATCTAAACTTATTGAAATGGAAAAGCAACACCAAGCAGCTGCAGACTCTGCTTATCAAACAAGTGATAGCGTTATGTCTCAATATAAAGATGGAATTGATAAAGTTAATTCAGCTCTTTCTTCAACTGCAGATTATGTAAATGCAATTCCAGCCACAAAGAATGTAACTGTAAATATTAATCAGACAACTTCAGGAAGTACCGCAGGTGGTGGACTTTCTCCTGATGCACTTTCTGCAAACGTAAAAAGAATTGAAGCTCTTGATAAGAGCAATGTTGAAAGATTAAATTTTGAAGGTTTGAGAGATATTGGAGATGGTAGTGGAAATCAACAGATTGCTTTCCTTACTAAATTAGCTAAAGCACAGGCAGCAAGAGGTGGGTCGCAAGGAGATGTAACAAGTTATTTGTCAGGACTAGCCCAGACTGCAGGTCAAGGTTTTGTAACAGGAGATAGATTAAATTCAGCAATTGCTGCTGTATTTAAGGGCGGACAGCAAAAAGCAATTACCGATACTGTGTCTGGACAAATTGATTTTGTTACAAATGATACTTTAAAGGGATTTGCTCAATCTAAGGA